ATGGCATTATTAGATGTAAAAAATGTTCGTAAAGTATATACAACACGCTTTGGTGGAAATCAGGTGGAAGCATTAAAAGATGTAAACTTTTCTGTGGAGCAGGGCGAATATGTAGCAATTATGGGGGAATCTGGTTCAGGAAAAAGTACACTTCTTAATATTTTAGCGGCACTCGATAAGCCGATGGAAGGAAAGGTATTTTTAAAAGAAAAAGATTTAAGTAAAGTAAAAGAAAAAGAGATGTCGGCATTCCGCAGGAATAATCTGGGATTTGTATTTCAGGACTTTAATCTTTTAGATACTTTTTCTTTAAAGGATAATATTTTTCTTCCTCTTGTACTTTCCGGAACATCTCATAAAGAAATGGAAAGAAGACTTCTTCCACTTGCAGATAAACTTGGTATCAAAAACTTGCTGGAGAAGTATCCCTATGAAGTTTCGGGAGGACAAAAGCAAAGAGCTGCCGTTGCAAGAGCAGTTATCACACAGCCACAGCTTCTGCTGGCGGACGAACCGACAGGAGGTGCGTAGTTAGTAGAAACAAGATCATAAAAAAACAATATCCATTTCTCCGTCCTCGTGAACAGTGATTGACTGCACGAAGGACTTCCAAAACACATTCTTCTCATGATCGCTGAAAGTATGATACACAGTTTCCCAATCATCAGAAAGCATCTTCTTTATGCTGTCAAGGTTACGAACCGGAGCAGCAGGACAACTTCTCAATTTGTCAATCTGCGACTGAAACTTCTCATATTCGTTTCTGTATGAAGCCTTGTCAATCAGATCGTCCATGAAAAGGTCATACAGTTTCTTCATCTTACGTTCCACTTTTGCAATTTCAATAGCAGGGTCCTTTTTTGCAGCAGCGGCAGCAGTGACTTCAAAATCTGCAACATAAGAGGAAAGAGCAGGGCGGATATGCTGAAGCATATATTCTTCGACATACTCTTCGCGGTAATGCTTGGAACGGTCACAAAGTTTTGACTGCGCTTTAAAATTGCATCTGTAAGATTTATATGTCTTTTCTTTTCCATCTGCAAGCGTTCTATATGTGACAGTTCCGGTCATGTAATGATTACACGAAGAACAGATCAGAAGACCGGAAAAAATATAAAACTGTTGAGTGTGACGGATGCGAACATTCCTGATAGCAAGATTCTGTATGCGTTCAAACCGTTCACGACTGATCGTCTTCTCACAAAAGTCAGGGTCATCACGATACTGGCCCATGAAAAGAGGGTTCCGAAGATAACGAACGACGGTATCATAACAAACACGGATGCCGTATTTCTCCTGAAGGAATAACTGCGTTCCTCTCTTGCTACAAGTGGATTCAAAATGGTCGAACATATCAAGGGCGAACTGATGCCATTCAGGGTCAATGACAACGTGTTTCTCTGCATCCAGCTTCAGGCCACGAGGAAGAGAGCCAGAAAGATATGTTTTATTCTTCAGTTTGTATGCGAATACGTCTTTGATTCGATCACTGTCACGATCGCACTCATCCTGCGCGACGGACAAACGGATGTTGATGTGCAGACGGCCGTTTGTGGTGGTGGTGTCGTAGGACTCCGTGATCGCCTTCCATTGGACTCCGTTCGCTTCAAGTACCTCCTGAATTTTGTGATAGTCTCCGATGTTCCTGAACCAACGGTCAAGTTTTGTGAACAGAATCATGTCAAAGCTGTGAGAGCGGACACCATCAAGAAGGCGGACAAATTCCTTCCGGCGAGTGAATTTCTTCCGGGCAGTCAGGGCCTCGTCGATGAAAGTGTCAACCAGCACCATGCGATTCACTTTGATGAACTCATCGAGGAGAGCGTCCTGCGCTTCCAGAGTGTCACCATGAAGGACCTGACCGTCATGGGAACAACGTATATATTTAACAACACGCAGGCCGAAGAGTTCCGGTTGCGGTCTGAAGTATGTACTATTCATAAAAACCTTCTTTCTGCCGTAAAAAAAGCGTAAAAAAATAAAGCTATGCAGCAGCACAACTTCGTGGTAGAATAAAGGTTGCGAATCAGTATTCTATGAAGTAATGCGCTGCATAGGAAACGATGGGGAAAGGCAGTTCTTGTCAGGGACTGTCTTTTTCTATGTTTAGATTTCAATATTGCATTTTATGGCAAGATAATACATATGCTTACAAGGAACTTTTCTTTTCTGGAAGTCAGGGCAGGTACAGCCGGATAAAGTGGTGCGATACTGTCCACCATCGGAACCTGCGAAAGTTCCTGTTTTTGCCTTCGGGTTAATATGTACAGGAGTGAGTTCACCATTCAGCGCACGACGTTTCCGCGCTTCAGCAGCTTCGCCGCATACGTCAGACCATTGACTCCACTCATTATTAGACCGGGAAGAAAAAGAGATGCACACATCTCGAATCCATCCGATACAGAATCCGCCGCAGGTGCAAGTGTACAACAGACCCATTCCGATCTCACCGGAAAGATACCGATGAAGACCAAACCATCCGCCGAACAAGGCGGCCCATTTATTATATTTTCTCATAGCAAACCCCACATAAAATTTTTCCTTGCCATCCTTCAAACCTCTTGGATGAATACATAATAGTTCACCACAAGGAGGAAATGATGGAAATACTAACATGGCAGGCAAGGACTGAAAAAAATGTAACACTGAAGCAGTTGGAAAAGATGACCGGAATCAGCAAAACGACACTGAATACGATTGAGAACGGTCTGACATCTCCGACGCTCCGGCAACTGGAAGCCATAGCGATTGCGCTTGACACGAAGATCAGTGCTCTCTATGACTCTGAATATAAATAAGTATATCACAGGAGCTGCGATGATACGCAGATCACAGAACGATTTCCGTAATTACGGAAACAGGAGCCGAACCCATTCACGAAGCCTGAAAAAAATGGTAATATTTTCAAAAGGAGGCGATGAAAATGGATATTCGGCAGAAAATAATCGGACTGCTGAACAAGATAGACTCTGAAACTCTCCTGAAGAGAATATATGAGTTTATCAAGTACATATACATATATCAGTAGCCGACACGAAGAGAAGGGAATCCAGATGGGTTCCCTTTTTATTTTTTCTCTTCTGAAGTATTCCTTTTCTGAATAAGGTCCTTCGCCCTTGCTTTTATGCCATCCCTCACATCCTTCGGAAGTCCGACATATAACTCGACGATGAATCGGTCGAGGTCATCCAGTTCGTACTGCAAGCAGAGTTCATCAAGAACAGTCTGCGGCAGATCGGAGAACATCTCTCCATCCTCATCCATTAACCAGTCATAATTCACGTTATATTCACGACAGATGGATTTCGCCATCTGGTCAGTGAGAGATCGTTCGTTTTTTTCTATTTTAGAAATGGCCGTCTTTCCAACACCTAATTTTTCACCGAATTTTTCAAGCGTTAAGGAAAGAACGGTTCTGATCTCTTTTACACGCTCGCCTTGCGTCATTGCATTCACCTTCCTTTCTAAACAAAGAATACCACTGCATAAAAAGAAAGTCAATCAGAAAAGTTGGCAAAGGGGACAAAAAAGAGTTGACAACGTGAGCATAGGGCACTATAATGTAGGCATAGGGCACAGATAAACACACATCATCATAAAGGAGGCAACAACAGTGACAACGATTCAGGTATACAGAAATCGAAGGAACTCAAACAAATACATAGAAGTGCATAACGATGGACACTATCACAATTCATTAAAACAGTATCTGTACTGGGAAAGAAACGTCATTACAGGCGAACCGCTCCCGGAACCAGTGAAGAACATCACCGGAGACAGACGGCTCCATCGTTGGAGAAAAGCGAACCTGAAGGAACTGCTCGAAGATTACGAGCCAGTAACAGCATAAAGAAAGGAGGAACACACATGGCAGCAGCAACTTTTGAAATGGATAACAAGGAACTGAAGAAACAAACCGAAGACATTGAGGAAATGATTTCACTGCTGAAGCAGCTGACCAGCGGCGAGAAGCGTGAAGTCAAAGGAATCATGATCGGATTGCAGATGGCAAAGCAGGCAGGACTGACTGCATAGAACAGGCCCCGGCGGAAATGCCGGGGAGTACATATAAGGAGAATAGACATGGCATCACTGAAAGAGATCGCAAGAGAATACCGAGACGAGATCATGGACGGTATTGCATGGGTAGCAATTTGGAAGACTGGAAGAAGTTGGAACGCAAAAGCCTTCTGGCTGAACCTTGAAACCGAGAGAATTGAAGATGAAGAGATGGAAGAGGCCAGAGAGATCGTGGCAGCAGACCCGAAAGCAATCTTCATCAACGAATATTACACGGCACACATGGGAGAGGGAAAACTGGATGAGATCGTGGAGGGCATCCGCTTCATGTATGAAAATGAATACAATCTTCTGGCAAATAACACGGCATACGCAGAGGAAGAGCAGGAGGGCATCCGCTTCGAGGCATCCGAAAAGATGGAGGAGATCACAACGATCACAAAGGACCTGAACCAGATGGACAAGAACTGGAAATGGTCAACAAAAGTGGAAGACAGACTGAACCTTCCATTCCCTGAAAGCGTGATTGAGATGCACTGGGGATATTTGGGGTATTTAGAAGAACCGCAGGACTATTTCAAAGTTATTTATGACCAAACAGAGCAGGTGTTCGTCGTGAAAGACGATCAGGGAGAAGACATCACTGAAGAACTGGAAGATACAACGTCATTGAGAGGCACGATGTACAGTGTGTTCTGGTATGCGTCAAGTAGATATTAAGGAGGAGCAGGCATGACAACGAAAGAACAGGAAAGACAGGCAATCGAAAAGATCAGAAAGATCGTGGAAGGACTCGGAGAAAACAGTTACGTCGGATTCGCGATGGAGGGAGTTCTGGAACTGGCAGAGGACAACATTCGAGAAGATACTGCGTACAGTATGAAGAAAAACGCAGAGATCGCGTGGGAGAGAGCAGACAAAGCAGAGAAAGAGAACAAAGACCTGAAGAAAGAGGTTGAAGACCTGAAGAAGACCGTCGAGAAGAGAGAAGCAACCATTTCAGAACTGAACACGGAACTTTGCAATGCGAGAGCAGAGGCAAAGGCGAACGAGATTCCTGAAGAACTGGTGCAGGAGATGTATTGCATGGCCTACGACAAGGAAGCGGAGGCAGACGGAAAGATGGAAAAGGCAGCAGATCGGATGGCAGCGGTAATCATTGCCGGAGAAGATGTGCATGGATTCGCAGAGGAGTACAAGAAGCAGAAAGCAAACCGGAGCAGATACAGAAAAGTGATGGAGGAACTGGACAAGAGAGAAAGACGAAGGGCAGGAAGAGAATGAGAAAGAAATATTACCATGCAGCAACACCGGAGACGATGGAGAAGATTATTGCTGACGGAGTAGTGAAAAGAGGATGGGACGGTTGCGTGTACCTCTGCGAAAAGCCACAGGACGCAGCGAAGTTCGTGGCAATCAGAGGACACGATGAAGTGGCAGTGATAGAAGTGATTCTTCCAGCAAACAAGGTGAAGGAATCATTTGACCATTCAGTCCAGTTCTTCCAGTGCAAAGCATTTATGTATGAAGAAGACATCAAAGTAAGACCAAACGCAGAAGTTGTTGAATACAGTTTCAAGTGAATGAAAGGAGAAGAGGATGTTCATTTTATCACAGGACAAAACAAGGATTTTCAATACGTCAGGTCACATTGAGGGAATCGGATATAAGGAAGAGAACTTCAAGGAGGGGAAGAAAGAAGAAATCAGACACACGATTCAGGTGTTTGGCGGCCGCGCCGAAGAGATTGCAGAGTACAAATGCAAAGAAGATTGTCTGCTCGTACTGTATGCGATTTTCAACGCAATAGAGCAGGGAGGTAAAACGGCAGAGCTTCCAACACAGGAGGAAATGAAAGAACAGAGAGAAGCATTGAAACAGTATCTGGAATCAGGAAAGAAACTGACAGAGTGGACAGCAGAACTCCTGAAAGAATTGCTTGATATGTAATAAAAGCCGAAACAGGGCATCCGCCCTGTCTGAACACGACGGCAACGTGTTCACTGATGATGGCAAGCCGAAAGACATTATCGGAGCATCGTGAAAACATGGCGGCGCGTACAGTCTGCCAGAACACTGTATGGATGGATAACAGGTTTTAGCACTTTTTAAGGCGAAAAGGCAGACACGGTGAGAACGCTTGCCAGAAAGAAGGTGGAGGAAGAAAAATGAAATTCATTGATTTTTTTGCCGGAGTCGGAGGGTTCCGCAGAGGAATGGAATTAGCAGGGCATGAATGCGTCGGCTTTTGCGAGTTTGACAAGTTCGCGACTGCAAGCTATACCTCGATGCACCTGCTCACCCAGGAACAGAGAGAGTTCCTGGACAAAATGCCACTGAAACAACGGCAAAAAGAAATATTGAAGGAGGAATACAGAAATGGAGAATGGTATGCAAATGACATTAGAAGGGTGTATGCCGGAGACATTCCAAAAGCAGATTGCTGGTGCTTCGGATTCCCATGTCAGGACATCTCCGTTGCAGGAAAACAGCTTGGATTTCAAGGGAACCGTTCAAGTTTGTTTTTCAGAGTTATGTACCTTATCGGACAACTCGAAGAAGAAAATAGACCCACTTACCTTTTCATTGAGAACGTTAAGAATTTGCTTAGTGTTAATGGAGGATGGGATTTCGCCAGACTGCTCATTGAAATGGAGCGGGGGGGGTATGATGCGGAATGGCAGATGCTCAATTCCAAAGATTTCGGAGTGCCACAGAACAGAGAAAGGTGTTTCATTATCGGACATCTTAGAGGTAGAGGCTCCGCAGAAGTATTTCCTGTCGAAAGAGCAGACAGAGAAGATAGTATTCAAATAATAGGTCACAGGGACGGTTACAGAAGAAATACGCAGGTATTTGCACAAGATGGAATCACAGAAGCATTAAGCACTTGTCAAGGTGGCGGAAGGGAACACCATGTTGCCTTGCCATGCTTCATTGACTTGTGTCGTGAAGGTTCGAAGATGACGGGGCAGGCACGATGCCTGAAGGCAAGATATTACAAAGGAGCATCGAACCATGCAGGGCAAGATAGCGGAATCGCTATTCCGGTATTAACACCAGACAGGGCAGAGAAACGTCAGAACGGAAGAAGGTTCAAAGAAGATGGAGAACCAATGTTCACACTGACAGGACAGGACCGGCACGGAATCGCGATTGAAGTCAAAGAAGCAACGAAACAAGGTTATGCAGAATGCAGAGTGGGAATTGACAGCGTGAACTTCTCAATGCCAAACAGCAAGACAAGAAGAGGAAGAGTCGGACAAGAAATCGCCAACACACTCGACACGAGTTGCAATCAGGGAATCTTCGTTCAGGTATCGGAAGAACTGGTTGTATATGCGGTCTGGTATGAAAAATATCAATGTTACATAGCAATCAGAAAACTGACACCGAAGGAATGCTTCAGACTGCAAGGATGGACGGATGACTATTTTGAGAAAGCAGAGTTCGTCAATTCAGACAGTCAGCTATACAAGCAGGCAGGAAACGGAGTGACAGTGACTGTTATCGAAGCGATGGCAAGAAAACTCGGACAGCACAGAAAGGAGAAACAAAGGTGAGCAACGGACCAATAGTGAGAAGAATTTCATTCGACATTCACGGAGAGTTCATCACGCAGCTTGCGAGAGAATGGTTTTACACCGGAGAAAAGAGCCATGAGAAAGTCATTGAGATTCTGATGGATAGCATGACCGGAACAGACACATCGGAGGCGCAGATCAGAAGATATGCAGAGGACATTCTGATCGGTCGCGCCGCCCTGAAGGGGAGCACGGCAGCAGGTACATATCATCTCGAAACATACGAACCGGGAGAAGAAGAGCAGATGCCGCAGAGCATGAACATCTGGAAAGAAGTCGAAAGACGGAAGAAAGCAGAGAAGGACATGCGGAGGATGATTGAACGGTGGGACGTAGCAATGGCCCACATATCGGAAAGTACACAGAGAGAAATCAGAAAGGAACTCGGAGAAGAGACTGCGGAGGATAGACAGCAGGATTCGCTCGACAGTTTCATGAAACGAATGATGGATGAAGAAAATCACACCACAGAGGATTATGGATGGTTAGAGCCGGACGGAACTTTTCATGGAGTGGAATGGGGAGAGCATCAGGAATGGGCGCAGAATTACATGAGCGAAAAATTCCCGGAGGAAGCAATGAACGGAGACATTGACTTGCAGACAAAATGCAATGTCGGCCTGATCGGAGCAGGAGACTGGCTCGTCGAAAGAGGGTGGGTTCTCTTACACAATCCGAGTCGAGGAATTGCTTTTCCGACAAAGAATCCGGTTAAAGAGTACACAAAGGCACAGAAAGAGTTCCTGTATGACTATTACATGGAAAGAGATTGCAAAAAGGAGGCGAACGCAATATGGCAAGAAGACGAGTGAGAAGCTTCATCACTCCGAAGTATGATTCAGATGCAGCACAGAGTCATCCGGTTCAGACACCGGGCAAGAGCACTTCGACAGTGGCTCATGAGGTCATCGCAGGTCAGTGGGGAAATGGAGATGCAAGAAAGAACGCTCTGAAGGCGGCAGGATATGACCCGGCAGTCATTCAGGCAGAGGTCAACAAGATTCTGAACGGCTCCGCAGCAACTACAACCAAACCACAGCCAAAAGACCAGCCGATCACAAAGACCGTGAAGTCAACTTGCTATGCAAAGAGTTACGACAGAAGCCTTGCAGGAACTTACAAGACAACCGATGCGCTGTATTGCAGAAACGATGCAGGAAGCAACAAGAAAGCATTGTGCGTCATTCCGGCAGGAACTGAAGTGCATAACTATGGTTATTACACCACATACAACGGAGTGAAGTGGTTATACATCACAGTCACTCTCGACGGTGTTGAGTATATCGGATTCAGTTCAAAGAGTTATCTGAAGAAATAA